ATAAATACTGAAATTAAAGATTTAAATACTGCAATAGACCAGTATAAGTTTAAATACGACGAACTGCAGGCGAGACTTGATAAAGCTGCTGAGGATGAGAAAAATAGGAGTAAAATTGGAAAGACTCTTTTCCCTACGCGAGAAGACCTTATCGCTGATCAGATAGCTCAAGCCAAAGTTGCTAATTTGATGTTACTTCAAGAGTTAAGTAAAAGATTCTCTGATTTATCTGCTCAATTACCGGGTGACCTGCCCGTTCCAGGAGAGACCTATGCTGAATGGTTAAAAAAACAGGAAGAGGGAAAAATTGTTGGTTTTCCTGACGGTGATAGAAGGACGGTGAACCAGTTACGCATTTACATCCAGCTCTTCTGGTCACATGGCCATTCTATAGGGGATGTTGAAAGGACGGAGGGAGAAGAGACCACCACAGTACCTTTAGCGTCTTTATTGGATTTTGATAACCCGGCAAACACAAAAAATATAGAAATCTTAGGAGACCTTGTTGATGTGTATAGGTTAGCCGCGAAGAATGAAAAAATTTCTGAAAATGTAAAACAGTATATCACAGACGTGGATTCTGTTATTGCAGACCCTACAGTATCTAAGGGAGTAGAGATAAGGCCTGATGTTGCCATACCCGTTTCAGAATCTATGAGAGCTGATACAATAAAATATCCCAATGCTGTTTTAAAATTCGGGGATTTTTATGTAGGCTCTTTTGAAATACCTACTCTTAAGGATACCATAACTAAGGCTTGGAAAAAAAATAAATCTAAATTATACGCAAAGAATTTTGAATTTGGATTGCCGTTGTGCCCAAATGCGGTGCCCTCTGGTACTTCTACAGATGTAAAAGAGGCTGAGCAAGAAATACAGAAGAGTGCCCAGACAATAGCAGCAGAGGAAAAATATAAAGAAGTACTGGCACAGTCTCAGGATTATAAGAAAGAAGAGATAAAGATAGATTTAGGAGATTTGCCCGATACTGCCCCTGACTGGGTGAAAGTCTATGTAAAGAGGCATAGACAAAGTGCGTGGGGTGTCTACGTGTACCGAGGAAACCAAGTTCTTGGGACTCGTGGGACGAGTAACGATGACGCTGAATCGGCTTTCACCAGAGCGGCTAGCTGGGTAACCTTTCAACCTGAGGATAACATGGAGGAAAAGGCCCGTTATTGGTATCCAAGTCTAACGGGTTATCAATTTGATATAGGGGAGGGTCTTTATGTGCCCTTGAATTTCTATGAAACGATATTTCCTGACGACCCTGAAGTTGAGTCTGAAATCCCTAAGAAATACGGGAGGAGTTTAACAGCAAAGATAAAGAAAGCAGCCAAAACTCCTGTGAATGAATATGTTGCATACATCTTATATGGAAAGAAAAATGCTGTTATACCAGTTTAATAATCTTTAAATAAGTTATTACATTATATGTCTTATGATTTAAAAATTAACACTATCTGTAATCACAGAATTTATAAAGAACTAATAACTCTTGAGGATGACCGGAGGACTCTTCGTTTCAATAGGCCTCTTGCTGCGTCTAATACAGAGTTATTTGCCTCGGATAAACTGATTCCTAAGACTGATTACACAATAGTATACGATCCTCAGACTCTGACTGTACAGCAACCGCGGATTATCTATTTAAATAGAAAGTGGCGCTCTATTGAAGACTATTTCGAGGTTACTTATGTTACTTTAAGGGGCTTTTGTCCGAAATGTGTAGGCCTTGAGGTATTAAATGATATCGATTATAATATCAGAGGGGCTCTCATTACAGTCAGGGATGAGGAATTACTTCTCCAGAATCTTGAGAAATTTACTATCACTGAAAGAGAAAGTAATCCCTTCCATACTTATATAGGGACATTTCTTGTAAAACTCCTTGGTCAGAAAATTTTAGATTCATCGTATACTTCGACTAAAATTACTCAGGAAATAACTACGACTCTGGGTGTTTTGAAGAGCCTGCAAGATCAGTACCGTTATACTGATCGTCCGGTGACTGATGGTGAACTTTTAGATGAAGTACAAAATATAGAGATACGTTTTGACCCGGAAGACCCAACTATAATAAGGGCAGTAATTACGGCTACTGCGAGGTCGGGTCGCACTGTAGATTATACTCAATTTTTGCAATTATCTCCATAGGAAATAAAATATGGCTATACCTGCTCCAGTTATTGTTTTACCTTCAGGCGGTTCTGATTATGCCACCGATATTCAGATACAAACTTTATCGGGGACAACATCCACGGATACTAAAGAAATCCAGGTGAATGGGTCTGGTCTCGGTGTCTCTTATACTGAAGGAGAATCTGTATGGGCGTGGACCGGGGGATTAACCCTTGGAGAGAACACCATTAATGTCATAGCTATCGAAAAAGTGACTGAATTACCAAGTCCAGCTGTCACGATAAAAATCACGTATGTTCAGAGCGATGACTTTGTAACTGTCTCACCTCCTTCAGGAGTGAAAACTCTCCGTTACCAGAGTAAAATGGAAATAGTCAATGCTCAGAACATAGAACCGAATACCGTGGGCTATAATTATTACGTCAGTCTACAAAGCGGTGGAGTGAATGGTTTCTATGCGAAAATAAATACTGACCCAGTGATTGCTTTTTCATTCTATGAAGATAACACAAAGGTACTCAATACCACAACGGACACTGCCGGTAATATCCGGGTAACGACAACGACTGAAGAGATTACCAGGGAATATTATTACTCTATATTCTTTGATCAGACCCGTTACGAAGAACTTGTTACTGAAGGGCTCCTCCCAGCCGCAGTTTTTGGTGAGGCTACTTCCTTTTTCTTTGTTGTAACGGCCGTAATTTATGATCCTGTTCTTGGTCAGGTAACAGAGAGCGCTTTTTCAATAGAAATGGAAAGTTCTCCGCTCGTTATTACAACCGGTATAAGGGATTTACCTGCGAGAACTCAGAATGATATCATTCTTACCATGAGCCAGGAATTACTGGTTTCTAATGCTGGGACTGACACGAAGCCAGGTACCGTTGTGCGAGATATGATGGATCCCATTACGGAGGAAATGGCCAGAGTCTATGTTATTCAGGATTTTATGGCACGGTCATTGTCAGTGAGTGGGCTTCAGCAGTTTGACGATGCAGATGGTGATACAATAAGTGACCCTGTAGAGACTTCAATACCGAAGAAAGCTCTACAACTTGCTCTGTTTTTAACAGACCCTGCTGATGTTCAACGGATAATTGACGACCAATTTGATAAACTCGCTTCTAATGTAGATCTTACCCGACGTGGTGCCGCCTCAGCTATTGGTACTGTTACTTTTTATACTGAAACACAACCTATAAGAGACATGACTATCAATGAAGGAGCGGTAGTTTCTACTTTAGGTGATCTCGATCAGAATATCTTAGCTCAGTCATACCGAACGTTGACGACTAAAATCTTACACGTTGAAAACCGTGACCAGTATTATAATTTTATTACGGCCCGGTATGAAATAGATGTCGATGTTGAGGCCATAGATGAAGGAGAAGACAGTAATACAGATGCTTTTACTGTCGAGATAAATTCTTCAGGCGCTGATAGTGACTTCTTTGTGGTAAACACAAATCCTATCAGTTTTGGCCGCGATATTGAATCTAACCATGACCTGGCAACCAGGATAGAGCTTCAGTTCTTTACAGACACCGGTACAGAGGGTGGTTATGTGAAGGTTGCTGCGGGTGTCCCGGGTGTTCAGAGAGTTCGTGTTGAGAAAGCGAAAGACCCTCTCATGATACGTGACTATGACTCCATCCGACAGAAACATGTCGGGGGTAAAGTCGATGTTTATATACAGGGGATGAGGTCTCGGCAGGTAACTGACCAAATTGCCTTTTCTTTTGAGAGTATTATTTCTTCTCAGGGAGCGCAGACCGGTGAAACATTCGTTATTGTTAATGTGGCTGCATTCCAGTTCAAGACAACAAATCCGCGTGTAACAGCCCATACGCCTATTTTTGAGGTCACACGGGTTTATAATGCCACCAAGGCCGCGGAATATGATATATCAGGTTATCAAATCATAGGTGACGGTGATACAATTGATTTGGATGAGACAAAAGCAACAAATGTCCATATAGGTCTGGCATCTGATGATGTTATCAAGGTTGATTATAAATTCCGGAGTTCAGATACATTCATACTTGAGCATCAACCGGTAAATGATATCGTCTCTATCACCGGTCAGTTATCCGGAACACTGACGACTGATAACTGGGAGCTGGTAAAACTTCAGGACCCTCTTGAAGAAGGTAACTCAACGATAGCACAAGACAGTATACGTATTAAGTTTGCAAATAATCTCCCTTTGACGGAGTTCCAGACGATAACCGGTGAAGTCCATGTTATTATACTCGGAAAACCGGAGCCCCTTGATTATCTGGGGGCGGATCCGACATCCATTGTGGTGAGAAATAATGACAGAACTATCAGGTACACGGAGAATGTGGACTACCGGGTAGACCCTGGTACAGACACAGACCCTACCACTTTAATATTGATAGAGTCGGGTAATATAGCGAACGGTCAGCAGATTCAGGTGGATTATGTTGCGATCGAGAATTTCATTATTACTTATACGACTAATGAACTTCTATCCTCTGTACAGGACGAACTTGACGAAATGAAACATGCCTGTGCAGATGCAATAGCTAAGCAGGCCATAGAGAACGAAGTAGACATGGCTCTGACAATAATACCTAAATCAGGAGTAACTGATTTCACGACGTTGACATCTCAGATTACAACATCGATAGCGAATTTTGTCAATCAGTTAGGTATAGGAAGGTCTCTTACTCAGAGTGATGTTGACCATCAGATAAGAAAGATAGCTGATGTTGACTATGTAGTATTACCGTTCAGTCTTATGGTGAAAGCGAATGATTCTCTCATTGTCCGGGATGATATAGGGAATGCCCAATTTGAAATCTATAATGAGGGAGTCGTTAAATCTTATATAACAGTGGCAGAGGTTCTAAGTTTCGGGACTGTTGACCAAGGTGGGCCTGAGAACCTGTTTAAAGGGATTTTTGAGGATAATCTTGCCCTTACACTACAGGATGACCCGTTGGATGTGTCCGGAGGTGCTGGGCGCGGATATATACAGGATGATGGGAAAATAGTTGTCAGCACAAAGGACGGTCAGTTGCCCGATATAAAGGATTATCAAGTCGCATATTATGTCTACGGTGAAGAGGGTTCCGAAGACATCAATGTAAATCAAATAGAATCGTTAACAATAGGAACTCTCACGATAGTTTATGATACACCGCGTAATATTATACCGGTACTTTAAGGAGTAATCCAATGTCTGAAAATTTAGGAACAGGCGTCTCTTACGTATATGAGAGTGAAGGTTATAATAATGTAATGGTGGTCTTTCAGAAAGGGAAACCCCCGTTAGATTCTGAATTAAATCTTGCTCAAGAGCAAATACGTCTATTGGCAAGACGACAATTAGATACCCTTCCGTCCGGATGGCTCAGTATGAAGCCTCCCTATACCAGTCCAGTCTTAACAACCCAGAATAATACAAAGGGAGAAGAAGGAAGCCAATTCTATACGCAGAACCCGACCGGTGCCGTCCCCGAGTATGCTATAGTAAATGGGATGGTTCTTTATGTTACCAACACGGGAACAACAGAAGCGAATTCTAATTTAATAGAGTTGTCAGACCCTCCCTTAACAGGGAATAAAGTCCACGGTATTTTTCTGGAAGTCTGGAGAGCCCTGTTAGACCCTGATACTGATACAAACCGGCCCGACGCAGAGACAGTCATTGATGCTATTGTTGATATCGCAATGACTAGTGAGAATAACGGCTGGGCTGTCGGGGAAAACGGTCTTATTTTGTCCACTGAAAACGGTGGTAGTAGCTGGAACGAACAGCTCAGTAATACAAAAAGAAAATTAAATGGTGTCTCCTTTATAAACAACTCGATAGGATGGGCCGTAGGTGATAGCGGGACTATTACCCGTACAGCATCAGGTGGGTCGTCTTGGACAATCTTACCCAGTGAATTGAACGTTAATTTTAATGATACCCACGGTGTCTCACAGCTTGTAAATTGGATTGTAGGGGATACGGGAACTATCCTGAAGACAACCAACGGTATTACCTGGCTTTCACAGACAAGTAATGTCACCGTAAACCTTAATTCTGTTCATTTTTATGACAATCTGGTAGGGTGGACAGTAGGAGACAGCGGTACAATTCTGAAAACGACTGATGGTGGTTCCAACTGGATAACCCTGCACAGCGGAGTAACTGCAGATTTAAGTTCTGTCTATTTCTATGACTTGAACTTCGGTTTTGCAGTAGGTGCCTCCGGAACAATACTCCGGACTTCTGATGGAGGTCTTTCATGGGTAAGTCAGTCTGGGAATATAAAGACAAGTTCCGGTTATACAAGTCTTACCACTGATTTAACTGATATAACAATGATACCTACCCTTGATCAGTATGTAGACGGTGAGGAAGTCTCCTCTCAGTTTATAGGTTCAAACAAGAATTTCACCACGATGAACGTTCCTATTACGAAGGGTAATGGTTTGGGTGAAACGACAAATAATCCTGATGATATTACGGTAAAAGTAAATGGTGACGCTGTTCTTGTTGATAGTGTCAACGGTACTACCGGTCAAATCATCCTCCATGAGGCCCCGAGAGCTACCGATACTGTAAAGGTTTATTACTGGTTTAAGGCATGTAGCGGGCTCTTTATAGGAAATGCCTGGATAACTGGTGTATCCGGTACATTACTCGCAACAGCTGACTTAGGAGCCAATTGGTTTGTTCAGGATCCTGACACCTCTTATGACCTCAATGCAGTAGATTTCTCTGATGAGAGCAAGGGCTGGGTCGGCGGTGACTTCTCCGTTATACGTCATACAGAGAACGGAACTGATTTAACTGATGCCTATGATCCCACGAGGACTGTCTGGACAGAACAGAAGAGTAATGTTATTGTCAGGCAGCAGCAGCGTGTTTACAATGAGGGTAATGTCGGGACGGTTATTTACCTCAATGATGAGAGCATTCACCCAGACACGAACATAGAGACAACTAAACGGGTACAGGTACAGTATCGAATACGTATCGAAGAGAATGTTGACCCTTCTACCTATCCAGAAGCAGGGTTAGGTTCTTCAGCTATTGTAGGGCTTGGGCCTAATACCAGCGGTTCATTTGCTTTCCAGAATCAAGGAGCATCAACCGGTGATTATGGTCTATGGGAAGCTGATTGTGCAAATACCGTTGATGGCAAGTGTTGGGCTATTCCGATGTTCTTTGTAAACCGGAGAAACAGTACCGCCTATAGTCCGGAAGAAAACACAAATGGTTCGCACACCCCTCCGGGCAATATTCGCTATGATTTATTGACTGGTACTGATGTTGTGGATTCTGATATCTGGGATGTTCGTAGAGAGGTACTGATACCTTCAGTGCAGGAGCTTCTTGACAAGAATTATGACCTTCTTTTAGATAATAAGCTTCAGACACGCTTTTTCCGTGATGCTGAAGGTGGTGATAAATACGGTACAGAGATATTACAGTTAGACCGTGTTCAGGGCGCTACAGGAGATGGCGGTACCTTAATAAACGGTTCTCTGAGTGATGTAGCCACAGACGATATCTCTTCTGATTCGGAATTAGTGGCCCAGTCGGAAGGATCTGGAGGTGCGGATACTTCACCTCCAGATCCGGTTACACTTACTATTCCTTCGGGTATCCGGGGTATTTACCATCCAAATACTATTTATTATTCTGCTAAATATAAGAGTGATGACCCTGTTTATGACGGAAAGCCTGTTCCTGGCGAATTCTCTGGGATAGGGACGAATGAAGTTACATTTACTTTTCATATAGACGCTAACACACAGACTGAAGACCCAAATTTAACTGACTACATTATTTACGGTAGTTATGTTAAGTTCAGTACAACCGGTTTAACTCTTATTCCTTCAGAGCCTAAATTATCGAAGAATTATACTGCTGCATCTGGAGGAGGGCAGGCTTTCTTTTACCATGGAGTTGATGACACGACTTCTGGAAAAGTAGTTGAAGAGTGGGATACCGGAATTTCAGGGAACCTGAGCTATTCTATAGCATACCCCGCAGTAACTCCACCTGACACGACTCAGGAGGTCAGGGCCTCTACACTCGAAGTGCACTGGTTTATGAGGCTTACTACTAATGAGATAGTAGGAGCGAATGAGATAGCTATAAATCAGACAATTCAGCCGATAGTTACTGACAGTAATACCTATTCTATATATACTGTCAGCAAAATCAATAATGTTGAATCAAGTTTCTCTTATAAGTTGGATGACATATCATACGATGTTTCTGAGGGGAAACTGCATATAACAAGTCTGGCTGGGTACGAATTTCTTGAAGGAGCTGTTATTGAAGTCATTGCTGCCGTCGAATCGAATGTTGGTGATAGTAATATCAGAAACGGCGCTACCATGAACTTCACATCGAGTTTTAAGAAAGTAGGCTCTTTCTGCAGGTCACAGCTTTTCAGTCCTAGCGATGCAATAGACAGTGTCGATGCCAGTTACATATTAGCTATTCCTAATGGTATAGCGCTAGGTGTAAGTGCTACGGAGACTGAGCTGGGTCTTACACAACATTTCTGCTGGTTTGGTCAGACGGTAGGTGCCTTGGATCAGCTTGTGCAGGTTTCTGTTACAAATATTGGTACTAATAGTATTACGTTGACATTCATAGACCCTCATCCTGATGACTGGTACCTCTCAGTCCAGGTATTGGTAGAACAAAGTTCACTATTGTATTCTGATGACAGCACCGATGGCCTTTTAATCGGTTATAACTATATCCCGTATCAGAGTGTTACGGACTTACCTCTTAATCTTACGGTTGAGATGGTAACGAAGCCCACAGTTCTGCATATATCGAATCTGGGCACCGGTGGAAGTGCGTATGAGCAGAAGCCCTATGGTCAGCCTCTTAACCATATTCCGACGAATGACTCCTTTATCTCAGACGATAACGAGTTCTATAACCTAGACCTTTTTAGGTTTTCAAATTTCAGTGTTGATAGCGGATTTGTTCAGATGCCTGTCTTTGTGCCAGGAAGTTTCGGAGAGGAATTGGATTTATCAATAATTGCTGAGGATAATAATCAGAGGGCTTATTATAACACATGCTCTAAGGATTTCCAGTTTATAACTGAAGGTATTCAGATAGGAGTGCCTCGTAAAATCTTTATGGGAGTCATAGCTCGTGTGAAAGAATCTTCTGACGGGAAACTTCTGAAAGGTGAATATGTCCTTTTAGTTATATCACGGAATGAATTACTGGAACTGGGTAATTACACTGGTTACAGTGCAAATGATAATAGCGTAATAGCGGTTTATCGCTTACCAAATAAACCTATAGTGAGGAAATAATGTTCAATACAACAGGAATACATAATTTTGGTATTGAATTTCAGGATTCGACAGTGACTATTCTTGCTGGAACGGGACGTATAGGGAATACACTGATTCCATTTGATGGGAGTAGTGCTCCTTTTGAACGAATCACTGACTTCGTAGGTACCGATACTGAATATCAGAATACTCTTCTATATTTGGAGCAGTTTAACGGTGTAGCTGATATGACGAGAGCTTCCTCTGATGTAACATCGGCTCTCAGCGCACTGTCATCGCCTGTTTTACCTACTGACTCCAGTAACCCGTATTATTCGCCGGATTTCCCTTTGACAGAGATGACTTTTCTCTCTACTGATGGGACTGTAAGTTTGGTTTCATATTCAAAGATGCTTTAGGAGATTTGATTGGCACTTTATATTCCTGGTCAAGAAGAGCTTGGAAGGAAAAGATTCCCTGATAATAAAACTTTCAGGAAGGGAGTCCGTAATCTTTCCCTTAACGTCCTTTCCCAAATGGAAGGGCTCTTACCTAGTAATTACCCAAAAGACCCTAATACTAATCAGGCTATTTTCAATAGGACTATTGCTCGGGAAATAGCCCGTATTAGATGGTCGAATAATGCCATAAATGATGATAAACAGTACACATTAACAAGGCCCGACTTTCTCCAGCAGATACTCGGAGAGCGCCTGTTCCTGACAGAGCAGATAGCTCCTGCCAATTACAACGATGAGACCTTCAGAGACTACCTCATTTCTATAAAGAGCGCCTATTTAAAAGGCAGTAAAGTAGAGTATATAGAAGATTTAGCATCGGAATTTATAGGCCAAGAGGTAAATATAAGGGAATTGTACCTTCTGGCCCGTGAGCCAGGTTCTTCCCTCGATGTCTCTGACACCAACATGATGGTCGTTGATGTAATAATCGCGGATGCTCTCAGAGCCGGGTATAATATAAATGCCCTCTTAAATGATTTAGACTTCTTTGTTAATCTGGTAAGACCGGCACATGTCCTTTATGACACCAGACTGATATGGTCTGAACAGATTGATGTAAATAAGATACATGATATATACTTCGGAGATACCGGTGGTGGGTGTATCCCTGATTACATTTATACACCTTTTGAAGAACCTACTATTCTGGCGCTGCAGGTCTTTATACTTCCCACTTCCGAGGGTGCTACTGGAATAATCGACTCAATTCACCATGAAGACTTAATATTCTATCTTGACGATGCCACACGGGTAATAACAGAACCCGGAACAAGTGGGACTCGGATTTTTAATGAGCAAGGTCGTCAGGTTACCTTTAATGCCCTTGAAATAGGGCAATATGTCAGGATAAATTCTCAGGTTATACCTGGAAGTTTTCAGTTCTGGTGGTATCCCACGGAGATTTTACCAAACTGGGAGTCCCAATTCTATAAAGACGTGTATAGACGCCCAATCTTCCAAGAATTCGTAAAAAAAGAGATGGACGCTAACGGGCGCTTTGCTCTCCAGACAAAGACAACTCCCACAACAGTCTGTGATAAATGGGTGCAGGACACTTTACAGCCTTTATACGAGGATTTAAGAGTATCCTGTGACACCGGTAGCGAACATTCAGAAGAATATTCCATGACTCTCAGTGCTCGTATGGGTAAGCCCAGACTCTCAGAGCCTTACGTTTCTGATCAGACAGCATTACCTGGTAATGACTTTTCCTATTGGATGCTGAACACTCCTCTCACGGATGGTTCAAGTAATCCGGCCTCTGTTTCTGATGTTATAGTCAATCTGGATGGCACTGCACTACCTCTCCAACCGGTTGTAGGGGTAGACGCCAGTTCAGGGAGAGTACAGCTCAGTGAATCCCATGAATATTGGGATCAGACTGCCGGCACTACACCGGTTGCTGGAGATGACCTCTTATTTTCTTATAAATACCTTTCTGACGGTACAAATTACGATACGACCTCTTTAATGGTCTTTGGTGTTTCAAGCTGGCAAATGCCTAATGCTCCTCTTACACAGGGAGACGGGACAGGTAATCTGGCTGGAACGAGTAATATCATGCTGTCCGTAGATGGTACCGAGATAACCAATGCAGTTACTGATGTGACTCCTTTATTGGGGCACGTATATCTTCACCAGACGGCGGATTTCTGGAACTCTTCGGAGCTGGGCCGTACTCCTCAGATTGGTGATGAATTTATCTTTGATTTTAGCTGGGGCCTGAAATACACTTATTCAGCTATTTACGATGAATTAGGCCGGGTAATGGACGGTTATGTAGGGTCTGGGATGACTTATGGCATCGTTCTGGACGGTGATGCCAGTTCGGATCCTGAAATCAGTCCTGTGTCACCTGATTCAACAACAAATGAGATTGGATACCGTTATCGCGGGTACCTGTTGCACCATAGCTCGGTATTAAATTCACCGGATACTCTGAAATTAAATGAGTTTCAGAAACCTGCTACCAGAGCTTCCATAATAAATCAGGCTGATACGCTTAATCATTTCAATATTTTCTTCTCTCCTGAATTTCTTACGGATACCAGTTCTTTCATTCTGGATGATAATTATTTGATGAATGGTCTTGAACCAATATTGAAGCTTAATGAAGGCACTCCTCCTTTCCAGAAGACATTCGGATACCAACCGGATCTTATATATAGCAGGAAACTGCAGGATATCCGTACAAACCATGAATTATTGCTTTATTCTGACCTGCTATTGAAGGAATTTCCGGAAAATAGTGGCGTAAATTTAAGTCCTATCTGTGATTCAGAGAAGACAACTTTTGAAATAGGTATGGGTGATGAGACGTATGCAGGACTCTCTGAATGTGAGCCGTGGATACTGTATGATACGGTACAAGTCAATAATGATACGGTGACAATTCCGGGAGAATACCGCGGTGTTCCGAATCTTCGCGTAGATACCAAGAACTTGAGGGAAGATTTCATTCTCAGGGAAGTTGAACCTACCGGAGCTGCTCAATATACCTACACATTCTCGACTCCCACAGATGATGACGCTCCAACGGAATATTATTTACCGGAAACATTCGAGACCTGGTACGATGACCAGTTAATAAATTATCCAGCTCTACCTATTGTAGACATTGACGGTAACCTGGCTACAATAAATGATATCGCTGTTACTGTTGATGGGACTGCTTGGACGGTTCTGGACTTAGACCCGGTGACTGGGTGGGTAAAGCTTGCTCCTTATCCTGAGGAGCCTATTATTGAAACTTATTATACGGTTACAGCGGAAGATGCTGCCAGGAACATGGTAGAATTTTCAGGTTACCCCATTGACCCCCGTAGAACTACTTTGACGGTCATCCATGGTACAGCCCAGTATTATGAGG